CCCGACCGCGATCACATCGGCCAGATCCGGGGTCAGGGTCGGGGGCAGGTTGTCGACGGTGATCCGCCCACCGAGTGGGGTCAGCCGCACCTGCTCGGCCAGTTCCGGCTTCCCGTCCAGGTCGATGGTGAGTCGGATCAGCCGCTGGCCGAGCTGGGTGCCGTGTAGCAGCATCCACCCGGCCTGATCAGCGAGCATCAGCGGCGACATCGGGTTGACGTCCCGGGCGGGGCCGCGCCACCTCCCGCGGCCTTCCGGGTCGACGGTGGGGGCGGCCACGTTGCCGGGCCCTGTGGTGCGTACCGCGGTCGCGGTGGCGCCTGAGCGGTCCGTGGCGGTCACATCGTTGGTGAGGTGCTGCCACCCGGCGACGACCTCCCACGGGTCGCCCACGTGGCCCTGGGCGTAGTCGAGCTCCATCGTCGCCGCCCGGTTGTACAGCGACCTGCCTAGCCGGGCGAACACGCCCGGGTTGTCCTGCCGGCCGGTGAGCACCCCGCCGTCGGTGGTGGCCGCTTCCCGCAGCAGCGCCAGCGTCGGCACCGGGTGCTGGGGGCCGAGGGGAACGGTGTCGTCGCGGTCGCCGAAGGTGGCCAGGCCGATAGCCTCCTCCGCGCACAGCCGCTCGATCCGCCGGCCCGCGTGCTCACCCACGTGACCCCGGTAGGCGGAGACGGTGTCGGCAAGGTCGGGTGGGGTGCCCTCCCATACCGCGACATGGCCGAGGATCACCGCCCCCGGCTGTGTGGTGTACGCCTGGAGAAGGAACCGGCCCCCGCGCAGGCTGGTCAGGGTTGAGCTGTCCGTGCCGCCGATCACCTCCACCCCGTCGAGGTAGACCGCGTAGGTCAACAGGCCGGTGCCCGGGTTCAGCGTCAGGTCGAGCCGGGTGTGGTGCATCTGCCCGTCGATGGCCTCCGGGATGTCGGCCCTCTCATCCTCCACGAACGCCTCGATGTCCAGGTCGGTGCCGACGTCGAGGGCGAACTGCCACGCCTGGTCCTCCGCGGTCGCCCCGTTCTGAACCACGTCGAACAGGACCGCGAACCCGTCGTCTGATCCCTTGGCGAACCGGTCGATCACCCAGCCGTGGCCGCTGATGAAGTCCAGCGCCCCGGACGGGTAGCGGAACGCGTGGTCGACGACCAGCCTGGTCGTGTTGGTGGGCAGGTTCGCGCGTAGCTGCGCCCCGGAGGCGATCGTCAGAGCACCGTCGATGCTGGTGCCCGCGCCGAGGTGCGGTGCCAGCTCGGCCGTGGCCAGGGTGGCGAATGCGTCTGTGACCCGCAGGTCCCGGGTGGTGCCGCCGGCGGCTGGTAGCCGGCGGACCTCGGCAGTTCCCATCGGCCAGTACGCGGTCAGGTTGGTAGCCCCGTCTGTGCCCATGAACCGGCTCACGGAGTCGGCCAGCGGCTCCCCACGGGCGAGCCGGTGAGTCACATCGGAGGCTTCGACCTCTACCATGCGCAGCTCGTCGGAGTCACGCTGGCTGAGCTGGGTCACTTTCCGGGAGACGATCTCGCCGGTGAACTGGGTCCCGGCGCTGTCGCCGTCGGTGGCCACGGTGATCTGCACCGGGGTTCCCTCGACCACCAGCCCGAACAGGTCGGAGGAGGCGTTGCCGGGGGCCATGCGCCAGCCCTTGAACGCGAACCGGGCTGTGCTGGGCGGGACCTCGGCCGACCAGTCCTGAGCACCACGGGTGATCGTGATCGGGTAGGAGGCGAGTAGGTCGGTGGTGTGGTCATGCACCGCCCCGCCGTACTCCAGCAGCAGCGTTACGTCGTGTGTGGCCACCTCACAGCGCCCCGGGTCCGAGTGCGGCACGAAGGCCACCGCGAGCAGACACAGCGCGAGCGAGGATCTGAACCAGGAGATCGTCAATCTGGGCACCACCGGATCGTATGACCAGCTCGCCACCGCCGCCGCCCCCACCCACCGGCGACACGGTCTCACCGGCGCGCAGCACGGCCAGGAACTCCCGACCCATGCCGCCGGACGCGGTCCCGCCGGTGTGGAACTGGGGCAGTGTCGGCGCGCTGATCGAGTTGCCGCCGATGCCGGGCACCCACCCGGGGATCGACCAGCGCAGCCGGCCGACCGTGTTGTTCCATGCACTGGCGACGAAGTTGAACGCGGCCCGGAACGGGCCTGTGATGATGTTGAACAGGCCGCGGAACGCGCTGCCGATCCTGCCGGGCAGGCCGCGGAAGATCCCGGCCGCCCTGTCCACCACGGACCGGGTGGCATGCCACCAGTCGGCGAACCGGTCACCCAGCCAGGACACGGCCTTGCCGACCGCCCGGAACGCGCCCTGGACGATCGCCCTGAACGTGTCGGACTTCTTGTACGCGATGATCACGATGGCGACCAGAGCGACGATGGCCAGGATGATCAGCCCGATCGGGTTGGCGAGCATCGCGATATTCCAGATCACCTGGAATGCGGCCGCAACCTTCGTCACGGCGGACACAACCAGGACCACGGCCACCAAGCTACCGAGCACCCCGGCCAGCACCTTCACGGTGCCCTGGTTCTTCTCCGCCCAGCCGGCGAACTTGGACACGATCGCCGTACCTGCCTCGAATGCTGGGGTCAGCCCCCGCGCCAGCGACTCCCGCAGCTCCTGCATGGTTACCTTGCTGGCGTTCTGTGCCTCCGCCGCTTCCTTCCCGCCGTTGGCCCACGCCTTCTGTGCGTCGGTCGACTTCTCCATGATCAGCTCTTGCGTGGCTACGGCCTTCGCCTGCGCCAGTGCCTCACCGGTCAGATCGGACTGGCCCTTGCTCGCCAGCCGGGCCTGCACGTCGGCCTCAGAGATGGAGATCCCCAGCGACTTCAACTGCTCACGCTCGCCCAGTAGCGCCTTCGACAGGATCTCGCTCACGGCCGCGGCGTCGTGTGTGCCGCCGGACCAGTCAGCCAGGGCGCCGGACAGGCCCAGCAGGTCCTGGCTCATCGAAGTCGCCTGCTCCGCAGTGAAGCCCATCGGCTTCAGCAGGTCGGCCATCGACGCGGCCAGACCAACGACCTGGGTGTTGGTCAGCCCGAACGCGGCTTTGTTCGCGTCCGCCCATGACTGCACCGAGCTGAGCTGGCCCTCAAACACGGCCGCCGCTTTGGCGTCCATCTTGCTCAGGTCCTGTGACAGGTGGAAGGCGTCGACCCCGGCGGCGATGGCTGCGGCGCCGACCGCAACCGCCGCGCCGACAGCCAGCTTCTTCCACTTGCCGAACTTGCCGCCGGATTCGTCTAGCTGCCCGTCCATCTTCTTGGCGCCATCGCCAACCTCGTCGAAGGCCTTCTTAAGCCTGGTCGCGTCCCCGGCGAAGGTCAGCAGTACCCAGTTCTTTCCGGCCATCACGTCACCTCGATGCCCGCTTGCTCGGCCACACCCACCAGCGCTTCGGACAGCACCCGCTCGAACTCGCCGCTACCGCGCAGCCGGAAGTAGCCGGCGTACAGGTAGCGGCCATGCTTGTCGAACGGCCGGATGACCGACCGGCCCTTGCCGACCCGGCCGCCGAAGTCGAGCCACGGGTAGTAGGGCGCCCGGGCGCCACCAGCCCGCACCCGCACCGCCGTGCGGGTCGAGGCCTTGCGCACCGACCTACGTGCCCGCCCGGTCCGCTGGGGGATCGCGGGCAGCGTCTCACCGACGACCAGGTCGGCAGCCTCGTTGTTGGCCAGCCGCAACGCCTTCGGCAGGTCGCGGTCGAGCTTGCGCAGGTTGCGGGAGAACTGCGCCAGTCCCTCGACACGGACCGCCCAGGCTGCGGTCCGGCTCGGCTCGGTCATCTTCCACCTCCCGCTAGCTGCTGCTGCTGCGCCTTCCGTCCGTAGTAGACATACCAGGCGATGAACTCGCCGTTACCTAGGGTCTGCCGCAGCTCCGCGACCGTGCGGCCCAGCTTCGCACCCAGGAAGTGCTCAAACTCCAGCTCCGGGTTCGTCTCCATCTCCAGCCACGCCGCTTTTGGGGGCGCCCTCCACCAGCCCGGACAGCTCCGCGATGCGGGTTGACACCGGCTCGATCTCCCCGCCCGGGCTGGCTTTCTGCCACTGCCCGGCCTCGCTCTCGGTCAGCGCGGGGTCGACCATGCCGGCGGCCAGGATCTTGCGCTCGCGCGCTTCCAGCCCGGCCACGCCCTGCACCGCCATGACCTCGGCCCGGTTCAGGGCGCGGACCCGCACGGTCCCGATACCGGGCACGTCCACGTCGTCCTCTGCCAGCCGTGGCCGGAACAGCGCTTCCTTGTCCATGGTCAGGCTCCCTGCGTGGTGGAGGTGACGACGCCGGAGATCCGGAACGATGCCGTCCACGTGACGAAGTCGGCGACCGGGCTGGATTCCTTGTACTCGGTACACAGGCCCGAGAAGCTGTCCTGGGGCCGCCCGGACCCGGTGCCTTCCGGCCGGCGGACCACGGTGACCACGTCGGAGTCCACCAGCGGGTCCAGCACCGCCCGCGGCCCGGTGCCGGTGGTCGAGTCGTAGAACCCGCCCATGGTGAACTGGCCGTTGGTCAGCCCCTTGGAGAACGTCCGCGCGTCGTCTGGCCCGTAGGTGGTGGTGTCGTGTTCGTCGCCGGACCGGGTGTACTCGGACGTGTTGGTGTACGCGGACAGGTCATCGCTGTCCACAGTGATAAACGTGTTCTTGCTGTGAACCTTGGCCATGGCTGCCCTCCTAGGCGCTCGCGCCGATGATGATGACGTCGTAGGTCACGCCGGTGCCGGACCCGGAGTTGGCCACGTTGATGATGTCGCCGGTGGTGGCGGTGACCACCGCGGCGGTCGCGTCGGGTGCCACCCACAGGAACAGGCCACCGGGGCGGACCACCACCCCGTCGCCGAGGGCCAGGAACAGACCCGGAACCCCTGCGGACCCGTCGGCGGTCACGTTCACGTTGTTCGTGTTCCCGTCGTCGGCGGCGACCAGGAGCGCCTTGACCCGGGCGAAGGTCTGCGTGTCGCCCAGCCCGTCCACCAGCACCCCGGCGAGGTCCAGGTCCTCATCGGTGGACGCGGCCACGGTGCGGCGGTCATGCCAGAGCATGTTCGCCTGGTTCGCGCCGGTACCGGTCGCCAGCTTGATCAGGCTGGTGTACGCCAAAGCGTCGGCTGGGCTGGACAGGCCCAGCGCGTCAGTCAGGGTCGCGATCAGCGAAAGCGACAGGCGTGTTGACAGTGCCATGTGGACTCCCTATGTTCCATCTCCGATGATGTCCAGCCGGAACAGCACGCCCGGGTAGACGGTCCCGCCGATCTCGAAGTCGTCGAACTCGGCCGACTGCACGGTGACCACGTCGAAGGCGGTGTAGGCGCCGGACTCCAGCACCGCCTTCACCGAGCTGGGGCCGGACCCGTCGCAGTAGGCGCCCAGCCGGTCCAGCGCCGACCGGTCGTTCGGCCGGGCCACCACCACCACCACGCCGATGGTCATCCGGTCGGCGCCGCGGACGTAGGTCTGGTCGAACGTGATGTCTTCCGGCCAGGACACCATCGCAGCCGGCGGGGCGACCTTGTCGGGTGGGAACGCGAACGCGCGCAGCCCGGCGATCGTGTCCAGCTGCGCCGCCAGCTGCTCGGCCACGTCGGCGAGGATCACGCCCCACCCCCCAGGGTGTTGACGAACTGGCCAGCGTTCGCGGACAGTGACGCCAGTGCCATCCCGATGGCGATCCAGAACTTCCGTTCAACCGCCCGCAGCCGGTTCTCGTGGTCGCTGCCCAGCTTGTCCGCCGAGGTGATCGTCAGGTCCAGCTTCGTCTCGATGCGGATCAGCCTCGCCTCTACGTCCCCGTTGCTGGCGATGCTCATGCCGCCCACCAGCTCCGGCGGTACGGGGCCAGGATCACGGCCACGTCCGGGTCCACCTTCGCCAACAGCCGCAGCTCCGACCCGGTGTCCGGACTGCCGGCGATCCCGTACGGGGAGTCCTTCCGCGAGAAGAACCGCGACCCTTGCAGCAGCGTTCCCAGCTTCACCGGGTCGGGGACCGTGGTCCACCCCCACGGGGCGGTGATCGCAGCCTCATACTCGGCCCCGGTCGGGGTGACCGCCCCACCCAGGTCGAAGACCAGCCGGGTCCACGGCCGGCCCAGCGCGGCCGCATTACGCGGCTCCAGCGTGAAGTCGGTAGTCGCCACCCCGCCGAGCTCCACCACCAGCCCGACCACCGACATCAGGTCATCGATGGTGACCAGCCAGCGGCAGCGCCGACGGTCGTACCACGGCGTGTACAGCCGCTCCTCAGCGGCGACCAGACCAAACTGCCGGTTCGTGGCCCGGTCAACCGCCCGGGAAGCGGCGGTCACGGCCAGGGCAATCTGAACGTCGTCAACGGCCTTCGTGCTGTTCGTCGCGTACTCGCGCAGCTCGCCCGTTGAGACGTAGTCCGGTGCCCATGCCATGACCGCCGCCGCCCTACTTCGGCTCGGCCTGGTTGGCGACGGCCTTCTGCCGGGCCTCCGCCTTGCGCTTGGGCGCGGTCTTCGCCAGCACCGCCCGCTTGTGCGCGATGTACTTCGCCCGGAACTCCGGGTCATGCTTCACCGATGCCACAGCCCCTCCTAGGTGGTGATGTTCTCGACCGCCGCGAACGCGCTGCGGTTCTGGATCGTGCCGTCGGCCCGCTCCCACCCGAAGTACTGCACCTGGCCGTTGCCGGCCCGCGTGTACGGGTCCACCACGAGGCTGAACGGGGCCACCCGCCGGATCACGTACGCCTCGCGCCAGTCACCCAGCCCCATGAACGGGCCGTTGGCGCCATCGGCAGTGATCGCGTTGCACGCCTGGTCGATGACCACCGGGTAGCCCAGCAGCTGGCGCTGGACCGGGCCGCCGATACCGGCCTGTGCCTGCGGAAGGATCAGCGGACGGCCGGTGCCGTCCTGGTCGGCGGAGTCCTCCATGGCCTTGATGACCATCACCCACGTGGTGTGAGACATCAGCCATGAGGCGTTCTGCAGGTACTCGGGGTCCAGCGCCGCCTCGGTCTCCAGCAGGTTCAGGTAGATCAGCGTCGCTTCGGTGTCCAGCACCACATCAGCGGTGGTCGAGTCGTGGAAGATGCCCAGCGGAAGCGAGGTGCCCCCGCCGTTGACCCAGTCGTCGGCCTGCTTCCGCATGATGCGGGTCGCCAGCGCCCGGGCCACCAGTCCCTGGATGTCGAACTCGGAGTCCTGCAGCAGCTCCCACGACACCCGAAGTCCGGTGCCAGCACCGTCGCCGCCGGTCGCGGTGTACTTGAACGCACCCAGCTCGACCTCACCGAACACCAGGTCGTCACCGTCGGTGATCTGCGCCTCCTCGTCGTCGATCGCGCCCGAGTTGGCGGTGTCATCCAGCGACGGGTAGGTCAGCGCGCCGCCCGTGGACGTGGAGAACGACTCAGCCACCGAAGCGAACCCGCCGAACGCCTTGCGGACCTCGACCAGCTTCTGCCGGAACTCGGTAGACACGAGGAAACCGCCCTCGGTGGTGGTGCCGGCCTCCTGGGCGTTCGTCGGCCGCACCAGGTCCGCGTTCGGCTTGCCGGTGCGCAGGTACGCCTCGAACGCCCGGTTGTAGCCGTCATCCGGCCGGGCCGGAGTGCCCGCGTGCACCGCCGCAGCCAGATCGGCGGGAACCGGCGCCTGGCGCGCGGCGTGCCGCGCCCGGATCTCCTCCGTGCGGCGGGCAGCCGCGAGCTGCGTCTCCAGCGCCTCGTACTGGGTCGCCTCCTCATCGGTCAGGTCCCGGTTCTCGGCAGCGTCCATGATCGCCCGAAGGGCGGCCAGGATCTGTTCCGTGTCCATCACTTCACACCCTCTCGGTGCCTACACGGACGCGGTGGCGCGCCCTGATCATCCGGGTCCGGTTGTCCGGCGCCGGTGCCTTACCCGCGGCGACCTGGTCGGCCAGGCCCGCCTTGACCGCCGACTCGGCCGAGTACCACGTGGTCGCGGACATCGCCTCACGCCACCCCGCCACGGTGCCGCCGGCCCGGTCGGCGTAGATGCCGGCGATGGTGTCGGACAGCTCATCGAGCAGGTCGGCCATCTCCCGATGCTCGGCCGGCCCGCCCAGGGTCAGCCCCCGCGCGTCGTGGATCATCATCTTGGCCGGTTTGGCGATCTCCACCAGGTCACCGGCCATCGCCACGAACGACGCAGCGGACGCAGCCAGCCCGTCCACGTGCGCCTCGACCCGGGCCGCATGCGAGACCAGCGCCGTGTAGATCGCCACGCCGTCGAAGACCAGCCCGCCCGGGCTGTTCAGGTGAAGGTCGATCACCGGGGCGGTGATCGAGTCGAGCGCCCGGCTGAACCCGGCCGCGGTCACGTCCCCCTCATCCCAGTCCGAGCCGATCACGCCGTAGATCATCAGCTTCGCCCGGTCGCCGGTCTCGTTGCTGATCGAGAACCACGGCCCACCGGCCGGCGGCCGGGAACCGATACGCCGGGCACGTCCAGCCAGGGCGTGCAGCCGCAGCAGCGTCTCCTGGTCCATCACGACACCCCCCCGCCGCCCGACGCCGCTACGGACGGCTGAGCGGTCCGCAGCACGTCTCCGCCCTCCACCGGCGGCAGGTTCCGGATCTTCCGGGCCTCATTCACGGTCATGATCGGCCCGCCGGCCTGCTGGATCAGGAGCCCGATCTCCTGTTCGGGGGTCGGGCGTTCCATCCCGGCGTAGTCGAACTCCACGAAGCTGGTCTGACCCAGCAGCCCCGAGCATGCCTGCTCAAGCGGAGTCGAGTAGTGGACCAGGCTGTACCGGCTCAGCCCCCGGTTCTGGATCTCGACGCCCTGCCCCCACGTGGAGACGGCACCGGGGTCCATGAGCAGGTTCGCCGGAATGCCAAACCAGCGGGCAACCTCCTGGACCTCGAACTGCCTGCTCTCCAGGAACTGGGCATCGGCGTGGTTCATCGCCAGCTCGGACACCTTCAGCTGGCGGTTGATCACGACGAAT